CCCCTCTTCCTTTCATGGTATTGAAAGTAATCATCTGGGAAACTCTATTACTGCCATACTTATTCTTGATGTATTCAATAATTGTTTCTCTTTTATCAATAGGGACGTCTACGTCAATATCTGGCATTGAGATTCTATCCGCTGTGTTTCTTCCTGCGTTGTAAAATCTTTCAAAAATCAAATTGTATTTTATGGGATCAATACTTGTAATTCCTATTAAGTAAGAGACCAAACATCCAGCAGCAGAACCTCTTCCGGGTCCAGGTAGCCAGGTATTATCTCTCACATAGTTCACAATATCCTGCACAATCAAAAAATAACTTGAAAGACCGGCACCCTGGAGAACCTCAAGTTCATATTTGATTCTGTCAACATACTTTTCATGATCTTCTTTAGGTATTTGATGCTCAATCTTTTGTCTCCAACCATTTCGGCATAATTGTCTCAAATATTCATCTGGATTATATCCCGTAGGGCATTTGAATTCTGGCAAGAGAGGCTTGCTGAGAATATCATATTCTTCGCATAGGCTGTCAACGAGATTAGTATTTTCTATTTCTTCTTCAGTATGTAACTCAGCAATCTCTTCTGGAGACAAGATATGAAAATTATCGGACTTGAAGAAGCAGTCCATAGGAACTTTTTCATCATTAATAATTTTCTTATTGATATCAATCAGTGTTGTTTTTAAATTATTGCACAGTAGAATTCTTTGATCTATAGCATCTTCTTTTGTGCAGTAATGGGCGTCTGGGGTGCATATTACTTTCGTGTTTGTGATGCTTGCCAGATTTCTAATATGGCTGGTCATTTCTATTTGTTGTGGAGAATATTCACGATCCATAAGCTGTGCTTCTAGGAAGAAATTCTCTTGTCCAAATAGGTCTTTCATTTTCGCAATAAAGTTTGTTCCGACTTTTTTGATTTCAGTATTATCTTTGGTTTGAGATAGCATATCGGCTATAGTTGACCCAAGATGTCCGCAAAAGCCTATGATATTGCCATCAAGCAAATCTCTTAGCGAATCTAGATCTATTCTAGGCTTGTGATAAAAATTAGACTCTAGATTGGTTTCTGATATGATATTAACAAGCGTCTTCCAGCCTTTCAGGTTCTTAGCGAGCAACAGGAAATGACTTAGATCACTGTTTTCTTTTGTCTTGATTTTTACATTTTGTTCGCATACATAGATTTCACAACCTAAAATAGGCTTGATCTTCTTTGATCTCATGGCTTGGTAAAATTGAACCGCACCAGAAATTGATCCATGATCTGTGATTGCGCAAGACTTTACTCCAATAGAGGCGCATCTTTCTGCAATTTGACTTGGTTTACTTAGTCCATCCAAAAGTGAGTAATGTGACACTTAGGAATGGACATGTAGAGGAACGTATGTCCTTGTCATGTCCATTTTTTAATTTCTCCTTGTAGGGGGTGCTTGTTTTTAAATCAGGTTGTTCCTGGTGCTTTGTAGGCACCAAAAACATGGTTCGGGTGCTTGTACATACCTATTGTAGCATCAATCCCGTATAAGTCCAGGTCGTGTCTGATTTGTTCGCATTTAGTCATTGTTGTGTTCTGCTCACAGACTTGATTCTCTCTGTACTCAATTTCTGTATCAACTGACGTGTTTTCAAAACTAGTCTTGCCGAAATGACATAATTTTTTGCACATCCAGGATTTTGATAGAGCTGGCCGTTTCACTGATTTAATCTTATCAAATTTAGCTCTCAGCATATTCTCTGTATCTACTATTTCGTCGTCGTTGAAACAGATAGAGAACGGCCCACCATCATTAATGAAATATATAGAGAAAATAATGTTCTTGATGTCTGGATACAGATGTCTTATTGCATAGTGATATATTTTGAGTTGCGGGTCTCTCTCTAGTTTTTCTTGTGTCTTTTCTTGCCCGGTAGCCCAATCTAGCCTTCTACCAGTTTTCCAGTCAATGACTTCTATTGTATCTCCGTTCACTAGGGTAATTAGATCTATAGTTCCTTTTAGAGCAAGATTTCCAGAAATGGTTTCTCCAGAAACATTATAGGTATATTTAGCCCAGGGTTTTTTGATCTCAAAATCAAAATGCTGTTCTGGCATTAAGATTTCTCTATTTCTCGGATCAAACATTCCTCCATTAAAATCCAAAGCTTTGTATACCCACGCGTGACAATCTTTATAGTCTCTTGGAGTCCATTTATGATGAGGAGAACTGGTTGTGTAGTGTTTGTATACTTGCTCAATGATTCGGTCTAGACTATACTTGGTGGTACTTAATTTACCAACTACGTCATCATCTATTTCTTCAAGGGAATCTTGAGTTCCTTTTTTTATAACAGCAAGTATTTCTAATACTTTGTGAACGATAGTTCCTTTGTCTGCTTTTTGTCCAGATGGCCCTCTCCAGCCGAGAACATACTCTATGAAATATTGCATTTCACACATAGAGTGGGTATTATATGAGCTGCTTCTAAAGTAAGTGATAATCATAGGATGTCTTTTAGCTCTTCTTTCGTTTTAATTAGTTGTTCAATTAGATCCATAGAGCTATTGTCTATGACATAATCAAAATTATTCCAATCATAATTATTTTCATCTAGAATAGTTTCGCTAATGTGGTCTGAGTTATGTGGATTTCTAGAAAGCCTTAAAACTTTACCTCCGGCGTTTTTAATAGCCTGGACTTCATTCGGAAACCTACAGTCTGTAATTATAGCTAAATTGGGCTTGTCTTTTTGTATTCGTCTGATACTTGCTCCAGCCCAGACATTCGGCTGCATTGTACGAAACCAATCGGTTCCGACTATTTGCATTACTTCTCTTCCTGTGCATTGTTTGTCGTTCCAAAAACAATCAACTTTTTCGTTTTTTTCTTCATCTGTTCCATAGCATTGGTGTCTCTCTAATCCTAGTATATCAACACACAGCTGTTTTAATGGATCAGCAAAGTTGTATATTCTTACAATAGGATCTAGTTTTCCAAATACTTTTGATTTGACATAATCTTTTTCGTCTTTGTTTGTTGGGTCAAAAACCCCAGCGTAATTTCTATCTCCTAGTAAGTCAGAAACGACTATTTGACCATATCCATTAATGTATACTTCTTCAGAGATAGAGGCAGACAGCATATAAAGAGAATAAATAAAATTCCCTGTAGTACTTTTTCCAGATTGTTTTTTCCCGGAAACTCCTAAAATTAACATTGAGAGTATCTTTCTATTAGAGGCTTGATTGTTTGTACGATAGTGTCCGCTGACATCTCTGCCAGATCAGCATAATTTGTGATCTCTATGCTTTTTACATTATAGGTTCTTTGACACTTTATCTTTATTTGATCTGAAGCTTTTTTGCCTGCTTCGTCGTTATCCATGATTGTTATTATTGTCATAGCTCCAGAAATGTCTAATAGCATCTTCTGTTTGTCCCCAAGAGAAGATCCAAAGATTGCTACTGAATTATGGATTCCCGCTTCTTCAAGCCTCCAGACGTTTCCTGGACTTTCTACTACTATGACAGTGCCCGTGTTTTTAATATAATCTTTAGCATACCAGTAATTGTACAAATTCTCGTCTGCCTTGAATCCGCTACTGTGTCTCCATTTTGGCTTGCTGTCATTTATCGTTCTGCCCGAACACCCGACCATATATGAATGGCTCATGTCGTAGATAGGAACTACCGCCCTACTACACATCTCTTTGCCTTCTGCAAAACAATCTCCAACATCGTACTTAACTAGAACTTCTTTAGTGAAATTTCTTGATAAAAAATATTCAGAAGGAATAGATAGAGACTTGATCACATTTTGGCGAGAAACTGCTTTGATCGCATCTTTTTTCTTAGGTTTGATATAATTGATGGTGTTTACAAAATCAATCTTTTCCTTTTCTTTTCTTGTGATTTTTTTATATCCACCACCATTCTTTGCGAACTGCTTGCAAAAAGCGAGAGCATCCTTAAAAGAAACAACATCATCCCCGTTCTTCGTCCATTCGTATTTATTTCTGGACAAACAACCCCTGACAAAACCTATAATGGAAGACTTGAAAATTTCTTCGCATTGATGAGTTCTGCACTTCCAATTGCCTCTGTAGTTGTCCCCCTGATGATACAGATTAAGGGCTGAAGCGTTATCTCCTCCATGTATAGGACAGCTCATAATGACCATTTTGTCAAGCATTTTATACTCATGTATGTCCAATGCCTGCAAAAGATCTTCTATCTGATCACATACATTATCAGAGAGATACTTCAGCTCTGACTGATCATAGGAACGGGATTTGTGTGTTTTCATTGTTTTCGTTATCATCTAAAATAAACCCATCTTCTCCATTTTTTGAATTGTTCATAGCTTCAAGCTTTGTTTTGCCTTCCACTATCTTCGCACACCAACCTTTCATATGACAATTGATATAATCGTTGTCATCCAATCCACCGCCATGTCTACTGATAAGAGGTATCAGTTTTCTGTTTCCAGATTCGCTGCCGTCTTCAGCAATTTCTTCATCAGATTTCCTCTTAAAAATACTGAAGTTGCTACAAAGCCAGATAATTCTATCTGAGCCGCTAGCAGAATCCGTTGATTCTTTTGTAATCCCGTCTCTATTGAGCTGGATAAAAGCCATAATAGGAACTTGATATTTAACAGCAAAGTTATGGAGACTTGTCATCATAAAGCCTAAAAGCTGATATTCCTTTAGATCTTTATCCATTCCTGATGTATCCATCAACTTAAGATAATCATAAAAGATCACACAATCTTTTGCTGTTCCATCATCATTAAGTCCAACCTCCTTGACCAGCCACCTTCTCATAATAGCAAGCTGTTCTTCAAATGGCTTGCCAGCAATAATCTTGTGATGTAGCGGTAGACTCTTTAGTTCTTTTGCCGCTTCAACGATCTTGCTTTTGCTGATAGGAGATTCAGAAAACCTTCCTGTTTCAATCTTGTTAATTTCAATCTCACTAGCCATAGCAAGCAATCTATGGATATGATCCTTCTTGCTCATTTCTGTATCCATGTTGAGAACAGGAATCCCAAGTTTGGCTACATTCCTGCCCATATTGTCTGACAATAAGGTTTTACCTGTTTTTGGTCTGGCTCCGATTACATTAACAGTTCCTTTTCTGAGTCCTCCGCCAATCGCTTGGTCATAAGCGGGGAATCCTGTTGGTATGCCGATTTGATCAACAATATTTTCTTGTAGATACTCTATGTATTCTTCTATTCCTTCTCCCATCAGAGACGGAGCGGCTTCTGAGTCATTATTGATCGTTGAAGCAAAATTGAATACGCTATCTTCCGCCAATCCTAGAATAGATGAAATTGGCTC